CCTTGTTAAAAGAGTAGGCTTTATCCTCTCTGAGCTTATGCACCAGGTCATCATCATCTACAGGCTCAGTGTTTGGGTGCTCAATGGCTGTTATCTTATCATCCCTGTGGCTCTTTGAGGTGGACCATAACACCTGGTACTTAATTGTGTTGAGTAGATAGCCTTTAACTTTGTCAGGATCACCATCTATATTAACCACGTGAAGGTAGGAGTTGTTTATGACTGTATCAGCGTCAATGTAACTCCCCATCTTAGATAGAAAGTAGGCAGTGTAAGCCCTCACCTCAGCATAGTTGCTGCTAATGTACTTGTCTAAGGCTTTTTTCATACCACGTTTCAAAGTCCTTGGACCATATCCTCCTACGTACTGATGCACAAAAGCATTCCCTAGGCTGTCTACCCTCGTACTTCTCTTTAATCTTATATAATTTCATGCAACTGTACTTAGTATACCTTTCACTATCAGGCATCTTAGTTATTGCATCCACTATCTCTATCTCAGCTTCTGTAAACATTCATCTAGTATATAAGCAAGCAGTGCAGCCTGACAAGCTAAAATAAAATCAAAGGTACAAATTAAAGCAAGCCAAAAAGCCACACATTTAATACATCCTAATGCAGAGTGTATATGTATGGCTATTGGGTACTTTGTGTTATACTTAAAAAAGTAGTCTATAGTTGCTTGGAGGGGCTCAAAATTAACAAACCACCAGGCTAAAGGTATCAGGGCTAGTAAAGTCATGGCCCAAATATAGTAATATTATTTAAAACGGCAAATCATCATCCTGCTCATCAGTTACTACTCTAGCTTCAGGTTTAACATAAGGCTCTTGAAATGTAGCACTAAAATACTTCGTACCTGATTTACTTTCTTTTAACCATAGAGCTACCTCCATATCTTTACCGTTTACATTTACCTTACCCTTATAGTCAGGGTGAGTTTCGCTTGTCTTCTTATCATTTTTGAAGATAGCACCTGTGTTGTTTTTAGTTTCCATTTGTTAATCTTTGTTTAAAATTGTTAATAAATAATTGATAGTAACTACCCACCCCCACACCACAGCAGGGGTTAGTAATATTGTTAGTAGGATAATCATACGATCCTATCACTAGGCCATACTATCTCCTCACCACACACCTCTAGTGTGATAGCTTCTGCATACTCTAGGGCTTTCTTAGCCACATAGTTAGGGCTTATCCCTTGTTGGCTTAACATTAGTGCCTCCATAGCCACTAGTATAGCCTTCTCTTTAAACTCTTCTCTTTGTATCATAATTGTGTTATTAATTGGTTAAAATATTCTCTACATTGTTCTACCCTCACCTTAATCTGCTCTATCACCTCATCATCTCTTTGTATTACAAAGGTCTTTACTCTTTTAGCATCAGGGATATGATTGAAGCTGTGCTGCTTTTGCACCTGGTCTCTAAGATCTAAACTCTCCTCCATTAACCCTAACTTATAGTGAGCACTCTTTACCTCCTGCTCTACTATGGCATGGGGTGTATTAGTAAGGCAGTAACATAGCAGAGCTTCCTGCTTATCAGTTAGCCACATATAACCCTGCAGTTGGTAGTAGTAATCTTTGTTAGGGCATTCATTAGGTTTGTCGAACCAGGGGAAAGTGCTGCCAGTAAATGAATTTTTCACATCTATAAGGACAGTATCAGTAACTACATCAGGAGTACCTGTTAGCCAATCATTACTAAAGTTCTCCTCATTTTTAAACAGGAAGCCCCTATCTATGACATCCATTACAAAGCTGAGGCACATATCCTCACACTCATTGCCCTTATCAGTATACTTACTAGTGAACTCTTTACGTATCCCATAAACGTGTGCCAGGGCTAAGCCCTGGATATACGTCTTAGTTGTTTGTGATAGCACCTCCCCTTTAGTCTTGGATGAAGTCATTATCTTACCTATAGCACTGCATCTAATTTTCATATCATAGGGATTAGCAACAGTGAATTAATCTGAACATCTGTAAGATCAAAGCTATCCTTTAACTTATCTACAGTAAACTTCCCATCAGCTATAGCCTTAACAGCCTCAGCAAATCTCTTAGCATCTATCTTAGGCTTAGCAGTTGTAGCTATGTGCCCATCATCATCTGTGGCTTGCAAAGTTAGCAGGCTTTGGATAGTGTACCTCCTGAAATAAGAAATTTGACTCCCCTGTTTTTGGGCATCTAAGCTAAGATCTAAAGCCATACAGCTACTGATACTAAAGCCAGTGTAGATGCATACTATCTGAGTGCATACACTACCACCATCTATAGGCTGTAGTAAAAGTAGATCATGCTGTAATAAGATAGGCTCAACAGCTTCTAGGATACTATTGATATCAGCATAACTCTTTTTGAAATGTGGGTTAGTAGCATTCTTATGTACTTTACCGATTAGTTGTTTAGCTTGGTGAAGCCTCACATAGAAGGGAGCAGGCTGCTGCTCAACCTCCTTAGGCTTTACAGCCCTTGTAGTTGTTTTTTCCATGGTTAGTTAATTAATTGTTTACAAATATAGTAATTATTATTCTATTTTAACATTATTTTCAGAAATTATTTCTCTTAGCTTCTCCCTCACCTCATACATCTCCTCTTTACCATTGTATTTGTACTCACTTCGTAGCCACTGATCCATCTCATAAAGGGCATGATAATAGTTGAAGCCATTAGTGGCGTAGTTAAACTCATCCTGATCTTCAGGCAGGTAAAATTCTAGTTTTGCTTTCATAGTTTAGGGGCTTTCTATTGTGTAATTTTCGTAAATATATATCTTATCTTTGAGCAGCTTATTCTCTTCTGCAATCTTTGCATATTTTTTATCATTTTTAAATAACAAAGCACCCATACAAATTCCAAGTATTAAACCTATTGCTATATTTTTCATATCATTTCTATTTTATTAATGGGGCAACTTTTACCCCTTATCCTTTTTAGTTTTGTTTTGCTATTAATACTTAAATTCAATACTTTACGCTCATTTTACTTAATTTGCACCTGTTTATACTTCGCCAAAAGTGGTTAATTTTGGTAGTTTTGGCTAAACATATCATACCACTCCACAAAATCATCAAAGGTTTTGCTTATGATATAGATACCTCCTGCAGCTTCTATCATTAACTGATATTGCTTTTGCACCACTGACTGCTTATCCTTACCTATCTTTACTTCTATCTTTACAGATCTACCATAAATAGTAGCAGATATATCTGCAGATCCTGGAGTACCTGTGCCCTTGGTCCACTGCCCTGCAGTCTTAGTGCCATCGGTTCTATATGACTGCCTGAACACACCCATTGTATTAATCCTTTCAGCTTGGTGCTTAGAGAAGTTAAGGAAGTCAGTAATACATCTAGTCAGTCCATTAGCTGTAGCATCTGAGTACTTAGTGAATGGAATGATGTGCCCTGGTGCTGATGGGTACCGATAGCTCATGTACCTCTCTTCGAGCTCATGCAGTCTCTGTTTGTTTAGTTTGTTCATCGTTTATATATTTTAAGTTGCTTTACAAAAACAATCTGTATCATAATCAAATAAACTAAATTGCTCTTTTGATAATTCGTGTAAATCTTTTGCACTTGTAAAAGACCTTTGTGACATTTTAATTAATTCCTTAATGCTTTTATTTGTTCTTAAATCAAACCTTGGTATTTCTTCGGAACTATATTTTTCTTCCATTTCAAGCCACCATTTTGCACTTTTAGGATTTTCTTTTATAATAGTTAATCTTTTTTTTAAAGACTTTTTAAAACATAAATCACAATTCCCTTGATAGTCTTTTAATTGTAAATCAAAATTTTGCCTTTCCCACCAATTACGAACAAATTTACTATCAACTTTTAATTCATCACATAAAGGATAAATTACTTTTTCAATTTCTGCATTTACACTTTTTCTATGAGATTCATCTGATCTTATTCCTACTACTTTTATTATCTCATAACCTTTATAGTTATCACGCAAATAAGAATCAATAGGTCTTTGCTTTAATTCTCTTGTGCAATTAGAAGCCATGTTATTTGGCAACGGATATTTTTTAAGCATCTGTTCAAATGGTTCACCATTTCTTGAAGCCGTTTTATAATTAACTATTTTATAAGTTGTACCTTTTCTTTTTTCATCATTTACAAATGCTTCTAAATACACTAAATTTAAATTAAATTCTTTATCACATTTATCTGCAAATATTAAAGTTTCTTCTCTCTCTTTACCTGTGTTCATAAAAACAAAAATAGAGTCTTTATAATTAATATTTTCTTTAATATACTTAGCTAAAAAAGCAGATGTTCTACCTCCTGAAAATAAAACTACATATAAAGATAATTTGCTTTTTATAGTCATATCTTAGTTATTTTAAACCATCTACCTACTGCACTTCTCCCCTTGTCGAAGTGATACCCCTTAAACTTACAGTACTCATTAACCATCTTTAGATACCTTTGAGCATTGAGATCATGCCACCCTCCTGTATATGTTTGGAAGTCCTGAATAGATACGTTATTATAGTGCAGCGTATCCATTGTAATGTTACCCTCTATAGCGTAATCATAAAACTCCTTATTAGTAGAAGAGATAAACCTTTTGTCATTAGCATTAATTGCTACAGCTTTAACTAAGCCCATTGATAAGAATTTCTGCAGGTTACTGATCATATAGTTATCAAAGATTAACCAATCCACTACAGTCCAGCTGTCAAACAATAACCTACCATACTCATCTAATGGGTTACGCTGAGCATTAAAGTACTGATTAAACTCTATCTCATGCCTTCTCCTGTCATGGCTACCACCTGCACCACTTATCACATAGTTGGTAGTTATCACAATCTTAGGGCTTCTTTCAAATGGGATAAATATCTCATCCTTATTCTTTCTGTTTACTGTAATGCCTTCTGAGATAAGTGAGAATAACTGCTCAAAATCAAAGTTCTTTTTAACATCATCAAAGGCCAGGATCTGACTATCTAAATTTACCCTCTGATATACAAAATCAGACTTTTGAGGGTTGAATGCTTTACCATCTATTTTAACTATATTTCTAATCTTACCTATAGCAGTTAGCACTAAGCTCTTACCACTTCCCCCATTAGGATTATCATCTATCTCCTGATCATTAAAAATGATAGCCTTCTGATCTGTTTTATCTTTGTAGGTATGGAGTAGATATCCTAGGGTAGTCTCTAAGGCATTCACCCTCTGCTCATCATCAGCTGATACTTTGCTTACAAAGCTCTTAAAATCATTTTGAATAGTCTTAGTAGGTTTGTAATCTCTATCAATGATTTGCCTATCCCAAATGTACCCATCTATATCAATGTAGGGCACAATATCTATCTTATCCTTAGTAATCTTAACTACTCCATTACGATAAGGTATAAAGCTCACATCTTTAGTATCCTGCAGCATCATTAATCCGATAGGCTCTAGCATAGATAAGTGACCATCTGTAAATAGGTAGGGTGATTTACTGCAGTAGTTCCATACATCCACCTGCTTCTGCTTCATAAGATAAGCCAGGACAAAATCTTTAACCTGGTCCACTGAGGATAGATTAACTTTGTTCTCTATCACCCTCACAAATGTAGGTTTTTCTGATCTCTCAGGATAATACTTATTAAAGCCATACTTGTATAAGAAATCTCTATACTTCATAGGATCTACACTAACAGCTTTCTTATCACTAATAGCCCAAAATACATCCTCACTATTAGCTACATCTTTTTTTACATCCTTAACCACATCAGGCTTGATGTTTAACTGCTTAGATATATCACCAGGGGAGATACCCTCCTTTAATTTAGACTTTACCTTTATGATAGTTTGAAAGTCCTCAAAGTACTTAGTACCTTTATCACTTCTTTTATATGCAGATGATACAGCTGTATTAATTTCTATTTGTGTGAAGTCCTTAGCACTATATTTGTGCAGGTAAAGTTTGGCAGTATTTTCACTGATACCATACTCACAAAAACAGGATGCTACCTTAAACACCCAAATGTTTCT